CCCGCCACACGGATCTTAAAACTTTGATCACCTTCGCAGCGTCCCTGGCCCAGGGAGCTGGGCATCCTGAGGCGTGATCCCACGCCCACGCACCGAGATCCCACCCCCACGCCACTTCTGAACCTAAGCTCCAACGTCCCTGGCAGCTGGGCATCCGGCGGCACCAGCTGTGAAGAGAAAATCCCTGATCCCACGCCCACGCCCACTTCTAAACTAGTCTTGTACCTGAGGACTCTAAACTAAGGAGCTGGTGACACGGTGCTGGGCAGAGGAACTCCTGATCCCACGCCCACGCCTACTCCCACATCTGCGACTGTTCTTTAAACTAAAAGGATCCCGTGCTGGCCAGGCAGACTGGCGTGCTGAGATGCTGGAAATGTGATATGATTTCTACAAGGCGTGGGCATGGTTAATTCATTTTCCTTTCTCGACCCACGCCCCCACTACCGATACCTGACTAATTTGGTCAGGATTCAACTAAACTGTACCCGACTGGGGCCCAGCTCAGAACCTGATGCTTTCCTGCTGTAAAAAAAGATGAAAAGTTCTCTTGACATTTATCCCATCATGTCTTATCTATAATGTGCTGCTAGGAATTCGCGAACGGCGGCCTAGCAGTTAACCAAAGGAGAATAAAAATGACAAACACAATACTTCCAGAATTGCTTTTTGCAGTTGCTTGGATAGGATTACTTACCTACACGGGGGTGATCATATGGTAAATATAAAAAAAAATATAACAGATAACTTTATTTGGCGAGACCCGATGGATTCTGAAGAAGCCAAAGGTAATGTCGTTTACACATGTAGTGAGCATGGAAAGGAAACATACTTTCGAATCAAAGCTCTTGAGGGGCAGAGAAAGATGCAGGACTATGTCTACGTGTGGTTCAAGAAGCGTGGTCAATCGGAAAAGATGTGGGTGAGGATCACCAAAGGATCTAGACTCAAGGGTGTTGGCACCTTAGATAACGTGCCGAAGATACTTACGCAGTTAAAGCTGTTCGATAAAATTAAATTCAAGACTGACGAGGAGGGCATCACATGGGGAAAATAAAAAAAAATATAATACAACAAATGAACGATTACTATGGCACTGAGTATATCAAAGATGGCTCAAAGCCTACAGACGCAGACAAACCTGAAGAAGGCAAAGTATACGCGTTGACCGGCGCCGCCGGCACCGCGTGCATCGCCAATGGTAACACATGGAAAGAGGCTGAGGTGAAGGATGACTAAAGAAATTCAAGAATGGTTTCTGATGCCAAGCATTAAAGAATGCCTCGCTGAATACGAGAAGCAGGAGTTAGGATTAATATCAGACATCGCGAAGCACGGCTGCAGTGGCGGAGTGCCAGGTCTCACATACTACAGCGAGACCACCGCCTTCTACGATGCTCATGAAGATGAGGTATGGCAGGAGCTCAGTGACGCAGCTGACGCTGCTGGGATCGCGAATGGTTTAATGTTGTATAACATTTGCAAAAACCCTACGTCCCTTCGCACACTGAAGAACGACTTGGTTTGGTTCGCTGTAGAGGTTTGCGCTCAGCAGCTGGTGGCCAGCAGGGAGGCAGTCTGACATGGTTACTTGTTCTTGTTGTACCACTAGTCTTCTATCCTAGAGCTGCTGGATGGATCTACATCCTTTTGCTTACGGCCATGGTCCGTGGATGCACAGGGATTACCTGAGCCCACGCCCACGCAGCCGACGTTGCTGGAAGAGGTCCTTAAACTAGTAAACGGCACCACCGGCCAGCTGGGAACTGGTAGCTGGATCGGGAAGCAGGATTACTGTGTCCCCACGCCCACTACCGTCGACGTTGCTAATGGTACACATGAACATAAGGAGCTGGGCACCAGGCACCAGTGGTGCTTCAGGGCGAGCTGGAAAAGGTCAGAAAAAAAACATTTGCATTGTTGGTGGGATATGATAAGAAAGAAGAAATTAACTTAACAAAGGAGAAAAGAATGGGATTTGATTTATACTCATTAGGCAACCACAAGACAGACAAGGGCGAATACTTTAGAAACAATGTTTGGTGGTGGAGAAGATTGGCAGACTTCGTTGTAGAAAAAACCGGTGTCATTGATGAACAAGATAGAGAGCATTGGCAGACTAATAGTGGACATGAGGTAAGCGAAGAAAAAGCTATGCAAATCGCAAAGCAGTTAAAGGCACTCATCAAAGACGGCACGGTATCAAAAGTAATACACGAGGTTGAGGGAGAGATGAAAGTCAGCGAGGCAAACAATAAGCACGTTGAGTTGTGCCACGAGATGTTGCGTAAGAAAGTTGAGCAAGAGGTCGGCAAGACCAACATAGCACCGTGTGATTATCCTAAAGATGACCACGATACTTGGGATTGGATACAGTCTAAATATTCTTATGGTTCAAGCTACCCATTTACAATGGGTAATGTTGAGGAGTTCATAGAGTTCTGTGAACAATCAAACGGTTTCCGTATCTGTTAAGTTAATACGGATTGGCGAGGGTGTACACCCTCGCCCCACGCCCACGCCCACACCGTCGTGTGCTTAACTTAAACTAAACCTACGGCACCAGTGCCAGTCGCCAGTACAAAACTCGGTTTGATTTTGGACAACTTAATCTTTTTAGATGTGTGTTAGTAGCGAGTGATTAATCTCTCTCTATATCAACTCAAATAGGCTTAAATCTTTTTTTAAATTAATTGAAATAATCGCTTGATTAAACTTTTTAATATCTTATAAAGATGGGATAACAATTAACTTACAAAGGAGAAATGTTATGAAAACACTAACGACAAAAAAACGTCAAGTGAAAGCAAGTAAAGTTCAACAGAATGATATTGTTAATTATCATTATTCAGTTGAGCAAGTCAAAGCACAAAAAAAAGCAAACGACCTAATCAAACCAACTCATGTTGAGTTGTTTGAAACCATTAAAACTAATCTTATTATTTTAGATAAGGTTGATGGCATTGAGGGTTTTGCTCAATTGATTAAACGAACAATGAAACGTTTTGATGTATCAAAGTTCAAGGAGAAGTTTCCAAAGTTATATGAGGAATTTCTAGTTGATATGGATACAAAAGAAATTAAAATCAAAGTTCAATCAAAGGAGTTAAACTAATATGTCTAATCTAGTAAAAATGGTTAATAACATAATTGAAAGTAAAAAGAACACTAGCGAGGTTGAACAAGCGAGTACAAGTTCGCTTGATAGTGGGCTTAACTATCAATTCATGTATAAGCAGTTAGAGAGTGCAGTTGAGGAGATAATCATACAGTACCCTAACGACCCTATCATCAATGAGTTAAAGGCAAAGCTTGTTAATAATCTAAAGCCTATCCTTGAATTACTACAAAACAATAACGACTTTAATCAGTAGTCGCTACGACCTGTAAGCCTTCGGGCTTACAGGTACTCACCCTACCTTCGCATCAGTACCCTGACACCTAGCTTGATAGAGGTACCAAATCTAGTACGAAACTCAAACTTAACCACAAGATATTGTTCCCACGTTGGCTTGTCGTGATTATACCGAGATTCGTGCTTTAAACTCTGTGAAATAGAAACACTGGCGTTATTTATATTATGGGTATATATTAAAAAAGGGACCCAAATGAATAAAGAATTACTAACAAACGAACAGTTAAGATTAGCTGTAGAAAAAAAATGGATTGAACACATTAAATTGTGCCAGGATAATTTTATATATTTTGTGAAGGAAGTTTGGCCTGATTTTATTTGTAGGCTAGATGCGGATCCTAAAAAGTGGGGCCACCATCAACATATAGCAGCTGAGTTCACAAGAATTTCTAATAAGAAAAAAGGGAGGCTCATAATCAATATGCCACCTAGACATACTAAATCTGAATTTGCATCCTATTTGTTTCCTGCTTGGATGATAGGGAAGTATCCAAATTTAAAAATTATGCAAGTTTCTCACAATGCGGAACTATCATCAAGATTTGGTTCTAAGGTAAGGAACCTTATGGAGCAGAGGGAGTATAAAAATATATTTGGAGATGTTAAACTACGAGAAGACTCAAAAGCAAAAGGCAGGTGGGAGACTAACCATGGCGGTGAGTACTTTGCAGCGGGTGTTGGCGGATCTATCACAGGTCGAGGGGCTGATTTG